CTATTAGAGTGATTCCAATAATTATTTTTGCAACATCACTCATTTCTGCACCTTTTGGAATAGGAGTTATAACTATATCATCTTTACCTAGTTCTAATCCTACCTCTTGTTGACTTAAAAGTTCTTCTCCTTTTTGAACTGTAAAACCTACTCCATTTTCAGTACAATCCATAAGATACTGTCGAAGACCACCTTTCATTACATCTATAGCGTGCATAGCTTCCTGTACTGTTTTGCAGTTCAGTCTGTGCTTCTCGCCGAATAGTTTACCCATTCTTCCTTTTAAATATATATTTCTAGTCATGGTTGTATAATTGTGTATTCTTTCTCAGGATAGGAAACGATTAAATACGGGATTCCTACCTCTCGACATTGTATCTTGTCAACTTCGCTTGGGCTAGAATTTGAGTAATAGTGACTATGGACAACATATTTTATTTTCGAATTCAATTGATATGATGCGAAAGTCTTTGCGTCCATTTCAAACTCTTTTTCATTTTTGGAAATATTTTCAAGAGGAATATATTTTTCATTGTTTCCATCCTGTACAATAAGTCCACAACACTCTCGTGGTGCCTCTCTACCTGCGTGTTCATAAATTTCTTCCATCATTGAAACGCCTTCGATGCAGGGTAGCCCCCAAATGGTAATTTTGCATCTGTATCTGGATTTGCTTTACCAGTCGAAGTTGCTGTTCCGACTGACTTAGGAGAAAATCCAAATCTCATTTTACATCCTTCTGTTCGTTTACTACAGCCATCTCCTCTTTCCCAAACACGACCCCCTGGAACTGGATGTTGTGATTGATTTGGTATTAAAGCTTTCCATATGAGAGCTTTACCATTTGTTGAAGAACTTGCTGTATTATCTGTGAATAAAACATAGTCATTGTCTCTATCATCACTAAAAGTAAAATATTCTGTTCCATGAGAATATGAAGAATAAACTCTTACTCTCTTAAATGCACTATTACTGTCTGATGGTGTTCCTGGTGCATTATTATCTTTTACAGCTTGCCAATAGTTATTTGCTGTTACACTACTTGTAGTGCCATTTGCATTGTATCTTGTAATTGTTTTTGTTGTTCTATAGTAAGCATCTGCTGTTACTGCTCCACTACTATAAAGTGAAAAACTAGTACTACTTGGTATAATATATTCATCATCAATATTTACATAAACAGTATATTCTGTTCCATCAGCGTATGCTGCTACATGAGATTTATACTTTCCTTCTACATGCCAAGTACATCCACTCTGTGCTTTTTTGAAGTTATCTAAGTGGTCTCCTGCTCCTTGATAAATAAAAGGACATCTATCTGGTAATACATTTCTAGCTGGTATTCTTACTCCCTGTAAATCAAAAGGAGCAACACATTCTATTTGTACTGTTGTTTTTGTTTTTGCCTTTATTCTATCCATTACATAAACATCTCTAGGAAACTCTGTTGGTGGATTTGTTGCTCCACTTTCTCCATGAAGATATTTTTTTAATGTTGTTCTTTTTATAAATTTTAATCCAAGAAAAGTATCATAATCTATAGTACCGATTGCATTTGAAAAAGCATTACTTGCATTTGCAATAGTTACTGTAGGTCTTGCTATAGCTCCGTCATTCTTATATTCTAATCCTTGCATTTTTGCTGGTATAGCAATATAAGTGTTAATTTGAGAGTTATCAGAATAATCTCTCATTTGAACTTCTGTTAAGTCAGTATCAAGTCCTGACATGAAGTAAATAAAACTACCTTTAGTATATTCTAGCTCATACAGTTGTACCAGCTCTGAACCTGGGTCAAGTTTCTGTAAGTCTTTTGCTACAATATTCTCTGCCATTATGCTTCATATACCCTTACGAATGTTGCTGAACAAGTGTAATAATCATCATAGTCAAATTTTTGTGTAAAGTCTTTTACATATACTTTTACTGTCTCTTCGTTACTTCCTGCATTTGTATCTGCAAAAGTAAAATCAAAAGCAGTTACACCATTTGTGCTTTCGAAAAATCCAATGATATCATCTATCTCTGCCTTTGGTCTAGTTGCAAAAGATACTGAAAACTCTTGTTTTAAATTATTTATTCCATTTGCAATTCTTTGTTCATATCCATCGCCAAATTCAGCCCTAAAAATAACAGGAGTGTTAGTTTTGGACAAACCTTTATCTGGAACTATTGTTCTATTTCCAAATGATGCTCCTGTGCTAAATCCTAATGCCATTATCCTGCTAATATTCCCCCAGGTCTAAGTTCTTTCTCTATTGTATTTTGGACTGCGGCATCAATTGCTTGTGCAAGTTGTGCTGCTCCATCACTATCTGTTGTTGAACTTCCGTCAGCCATGTTGACTGTAATGTTTGTATTATTTGTATTGTTTGCTTTTGCCCCTAAATCTACAGGAATATTTTTACCGTCAGGTAGTGGAACTACTGCTTCATTTCCATGTAGAGTCGCAGGATACCCAGTAGTTGGACCACTAAATGTTCCTCCACTTGCGGCTTGAATAGCTGTGTATCCTCCTTTTGCGAAACCAAATAGAGAGAGTAAGCTACTTCCCATTCCACCTGACCCGAAGAATGTATCAAATAAACTACTACCTATACTTTGGAACATTCCACCTTCTCCGAATATTTTACCACCTGATTCTTCAAATGTTCCACCTTCTCCAAAAGTTGAATCCATAGCTTTTTTGATTCCAAATATATCAGTGCCACCATATGTACCAAGAATTCCAGCTTTATCAGGAGTCTTGGAAGTAATAAGTTCTTCCATTCCATCCTTGGTCTCAGTCGTTTCACCTGCTTGGCCGCCTCTGCTACCAAAAAGTCCTGTTAATAATGTTCCGCCTCTTCCAAAGTGCCCTTGTAATGCGTCTCTAAATCCACCAGGTTTAGTGTCTCCAGAAGGGCCAAATAAACTGCCGTATGTTGCAGCATTAGGGTCACTCGGGTCAAAGTTTGCTGTAACTGATGGTACAGTACCTTGATGTCCCATAACTTGTGCTATTCCTTGTACATGCATATCAAGTATGCCTGCTAATCCGTCTACATGCTGTTTGTGTACTTGTAGTATTTTTTGTGCTGGGTCAAGTTTCTTATTCATCTTGAACTTTTCTGGAGTCAACATTTCTGTAGCACCGTCTACAAGTCCTTCTGCCATTGATTTTGATACTGTTTTTCTTAAGTCTACTGCTAAAGCATTGATAAACTCTTTACCACCAAACTCTCCTAAATTAGCTGTATCAAATAGTTTTGCTAAATTAGTTGCGGCTGATGAATCAAAAGTTTCTAATAGTGCTTTTCCTAGCATTTCTATTCTATCTAGTGAACTTTCTAATAAATCTATTTGTTGTTCTAGTGCTGCATTACCTGCTAATATTTCTTTTTCTGCGTCTGATAAGTTTTCTGCTGCCGCTCCCTGAAGTTTAATTAAATCTGTTTGTGTTATTCCGAATTTATCTAATGCTTGGACTTGTTTTAACTGTAGGTCAAATATCTTAAATTCAGTCTGCATTCTCTTAGATACTCTTGTATTCACAAATGCCAGTCTATCTATTTCCATTTTTACAAAAGTTGCTAATGTTTTATGGGTTTGTAATCTTTTATCAACTAGTTCTAATCTCTCTCTTTCTGATTCTAATATTGATAGAACTTCTTCATCTGTTTGTGCTTCTATTCCTAAATGGTCTCTTGCTATCTGAAGAATACTACCTGTAACTTTTTTACCGTCCTCCATTTCTAGAGTTATTTCTTTTCTTTTGCTTAATCTTTCTCCTGTAGTTTCATCAATCTCATAAACTGTTCTTAACATAGATTCTAACTGAGCGGCAGTTTTTTCAGCATTACTAGGTTTTGGTATCATACCTACAAGAGTTTCACTAAGAGATTTTGATTCTTCTCTAAAGTTAACTATTACACCTGTAGTTTCTAGTAGGCCTTCTCTGAATCCCATTGCTACTGCAATAGAGTCTATTAATGCCTGAGATAACCCTGTAATTTCAAATCCTTCAGTAAGTCCTGCGAAGAATTTAACTGCCATTTCATCAGTATTTTCTTTAAGTAATCTTTCACTAAATTGTTCGACAAAATTAACAGCAGCTACTCCATATTCATCTCCCTCTGCAGTGGCTTTTGTAAGTCCTGCAATAAATTGTTGCCCTACATCTTCTCCTAGAATAGATAGTATATCTTGTGCTTGACCTATTTGTTGAGCATTAATAGCTGCTACAGCGTTAGTTAATATCTGATTCATTTGAATTGCTGTTGCATCTTCTAAAGCTGCTGAAGCTATACCTCCACCACTATAGTTAGATAAACCTTCAAATGTATTAGCACCTGCTTGAGACCGTGAATGTGTTGAAGTCATAACTTTTACTGCTTGTGAACCAAGACTTAATAAGCCTCCATCTGAGAATAATTTTATAATTTCTCTTGATTGTTCTTGAATAAATTGTTTAAAGTTTTCTGTATTCGGTCCTTCAATACCTTTTATCATATTATTAAAAAACTCTAACTCTACATTTGCTCCTTTTAGTGCGCCTTCTATATCGCCAAACTCTTGATTTATATTTTCTAATTTATTTTCAAGAAGTGTTCTATCTGCAAAAAATGCCATCTCTTTTAAAGCTATACCAGTAGCTTTTAGATTTCCATTTAGTTCTTGTACTATATTATTAATCTTTTTGGTTGCAGGTAGCAAATCTATAAGAAACTTAACTGTAAAGAAAGCCATAGCAACCATTAATAATCTATTAAATGCTGCTCCTAAGAAACTGACTGCTTTACCTAAAACTGTGATTACTCCCGCTAATTTACCAAATTGTATTTTTAACGCATTTATTGGGCCTGTAGCAATAGAGTGTAGTTGAAGTTTCATTCTTCCTAATACTGCGTTTGATATAAGTCCTGTTCTTTTTATTTCTTCTTGTATTCTTTTTTCTACAACTATTAAACTATTTAATCTTTGTTGATTAAATTGTCTTGTTTTAGATAAACCTAATTTTTCCATTTGAATCATAAATTTGATTCTTGCTAATTGTCCTGCCATGGATTTTTTAGTAAATGCATCTTCAGTTCCATATCTTCTAATAATTTCTTTTTTGACAAGTTGTGATTTATTAATTTCTGCAGCAACTTCAGTTTTACTTCTCATTCTAATTAATCTTGCAGATGCTTTCATTCTTCTGTCAGCTTTATTTGCAGCCATTACTGCATTATTACCCATTGTTGTAAATGAAACTGATAGTGTATCAATTGAAGGAACTATTTGTCTTAATATACTTAAACCTAGTAATGCAAATGCTGTAGTTAAAGCTCCAATATTTTGTGTTAAAAATTCAGCAAAACTTGCAAAAAAGTTAACTACTGGACCTTGCATTGCTTTTATTAAGTCTGTAATAGCAACACTTAATCTACTAAACGGATTTAAAAAGTTATCTGCTTCATCTCTCATTGCTCCAAAGTTACCAATTAACTGTCTTTGAACTTCTTCAAATACAGCCATTCTTCTTTCTGCAATAGTTAATTTTTCTGCGACTAATCCATTTGCTGCTGCGAATTTTCTTGTAGCAATATCAAGTCTTAGAATAATACCTAATTCATCGAGTAATTCTGGTTCTGCTTTTGTAACACCTCGAATGAGCCTGTTAAATGAATCTGTTAAATCACGACCAAGCGTAACAGAAGCTAGTTTAGCTCCTTCGGCTAGAAATCTGATTTGGTCTGCAGTGAATCCTGCGGCGGATGCGATAGCAGTCTGTTGAGCTGCTGTTTGGAAGTCTAACATTGAGCCTGTAGCAGCACGAACACTTGCTGTTATAGATAGTAATGAAGTTCCTGTAATTTGTGCTAAAGCTCTAAAACCTTTTGTTTGGTTTTCAATGTTAGCAGCGTTTTCCATCGCTCTGAACGCTGCTCCTAAAGCAAATAGAGTAGATGCTAGAATAGCATAAGACTGAACAAGGCCGCCTGTGCCTTGTTGCATACGAGCAAATCCTTTGGTACCAGACTCAACACGACCAGACATAGCTTGCATATTTCTACGGACATCGCCCGCAGATTTACCTACACCGTCTAATCCTTTCTTTGTTTTTCTGGCTTCTTTTTCTACTATTTTGAGTGAACCGTCAGAGGTTACTTCAAATGTAATAGTTGCGCCTTTAATCTTTTTTGCCATTACCTTTTCATCTTAGATTTACGCTTTTCCGCATCTCTCTTTGCTTTTACTTTAGCATTTAACCACTCCGAATGGTAGTAGTCTATATGTTTTAGAAAGTATAAAGATATTTTTGGGTTTTGAATATCTAATACTTTAATATAAGTTTCTAAAGCGCTGTAGTCTTTCCCTAGGTAAGAGCCACTCATGCCTTCCCAACGGTCGGAGAGTAAGTCATGGAGTGCCCATGCTTCCTGTACCTCTATTGGAAGTTCATACCTATCCATAGGCATCTTCTCAGGGTCAGGTTCTTCTCCTAGTTGTTCACAGAGTAATAAATATTTATTTAAATCAATATTTATGTCTTTAAAATTTCTTTCAATTTGTGCAAGTACTGCTTTTACTTGCTTTGAGTAAAATTTTCCAGGTCACCTACAGTATCTGTTACCCATTGGTCAAAATCACTTGAGTTTTTCATTAGCAACTCAGCATTTTCTGTTGAGTATTCTAATTCCTTCTCTGGGTCTTGTCCACTTATATCTACCAATAGAAACTCTTCTAAGTACTTGAATTTTAAGCCTTTCCACCCCTTGATAATTGAGCTAACATACTCCATCATAAATAGTTCTTCATCGAGCTTGTCTTCAAAAGCACGAGTCTTTCTATTTAAGACTTGTTTTACACACTTATTTCTAAGTTTTAGCAATTCTTCTCTTGCTAAATATGTTAGGTCAATACAAAAGCCATCATACCCAGGATAATCTATTGATACTGTCTTGCTTGGAGTCAAAAGACTCTTAAGCGATACTGGTTGTTTTTTTACTTCTTCTGTCATAATATTCCTATAAAGTGGGAGGGTTTTACCCCTCCCGAGTTTAATTTAATTAACTAGCTTCGTATGTAACTTTAACTTCATTCGTTGCGTTAGCCGCAGTTGCAGAAGATAAATCAGTTGACAAGCCATGGAAGGCTACATCGACTGATACCACATCGTCAAAACTATGTGTTGGTAATTCAAGGTGTGCTTTGTCTACATCGACTACGCATCTTGGAGTATTACCACTTCCTCCAATGCTAAATGCTAGATCGAAAGCATTTGTTATCACGCCTCTTGATTCTTGTAGTCTCTCGAATAAATCGAGTGAACTATTTGCAGTATCATTTAGATAACAAGTAAAGTTACCTGATACTGACCTTGTTCCCATTACATGTCCTAATGGAAGGTTAACTGAACCTAGTGTTTCTGGTGTCAAGTAAGTAAGATTATTTTCGATTGTAATATTACCACCTGTTAATGTAAGATTATAAGTTACATCACTACCGTCAACATTCAATGCTCCTAATGTACCAGTTGAAGCTGATACATCAAATGAGATTGCTAAGTCTGTTAGTTTTTGTCTAATATAGTTACTTGTTGAGCTTATGCCCTCATTAACAATACCTAATGTAGTAGTACCAGTAATACTGTTACCACTATCTGTTGCTCTTGTTTCTAAAGATGCAACTTCTTCTACTGTTTTACCATTTCCAGACCAAGCA